CACTAATTACACTAAGCGAGTTAAAAGCCGTACTTGGTATTGGTGACATCTACGCTGATGCAATTGTGCAGGCCGTTGCAGATAGCGCCGAAAACATAATCCTTTCCTATTTAACTTTTGATGATGTATCTATTAAGGGCGTATCACTTACAAGTAATGTCGCTCGCTTTTATTGCTATGACAACACTTTTGTAGTTGGTCAAGCATTAACGGTTAGCAAGTGTGGCGCACCCTTTGACGGATCGCGCACTGTAACAACCGTAGGCATAGAGGATGGCGTTACATTCTTTGAGGCTGCCATTACAAACGCAAACATAACCAAGCGCCATGTCATACCTAATGGGCGAGCAGTATTAACCAGCCAAGCCACTCTGTATGACACCACGCCAGAAGTCAGAGAAGCTGCTATGGCCGTCGCCTGTGACATCTGGATTACACGTACTGGCACACTTGGCCAGCAAGGTGTGGATTTCCAATCTCCAGCGCCTTACCGTTTAGGTCGCTCAATGCTTACCCGAGTATCTGGATTACTAGGTAAGCACCTAGATACCAGAGGCTACATTGGCTAATCTAGCGACTTATCGTGATGCACTCGCCGCAACTCTTGCAGCTGCCGGGCGAGTAGTTTACGCATACCCAAATGAGAACATTACCCCGCCAGCAATTGTGCTTGTGCCGGGATCGCCTTACATAACCGTAAGTGCCATTGGTGGCGCTCGTTGTAATGTGCGTTTTGACATTACAGTAATTGTTAATGCGGCTGACAATCGCGCTGCTTTGGCCAACTTGGAAACCTTAATCTTTAGTGTCACCGACCTATTAGCCAACAACATTTCGTTTTTGGGTGGATGGTCACAACCCACAGTCCAGCAAATCGGAAACTCCGACATGCTTATCAGCCAACTCAACATAGAGATGGTCACAACCAACTAGAAAGGCAAGTCATGCCAGCAACATACATAACTGGTCGGAATCTGACTTTGAGCATCAACTCTGTGTCATACGCTGACCAAGCATCAACAGTTACACTAGAGCGCGAAAACAACCAGCAGGTACTTGAAGTCCTATCGGGTCGGGCTTACAAGACCGTAGACAAGACAGCAACATTAAACGTGGAACTTTACCTAGATGATTCATCATCCGCAGGCATCATCTCGGCACTTTGGGATGCAGCGAACAGCGCACCTGATACATCACTAGCCTTTAGTTTTGATGTAAACGGTGACACATTCACTGGCAACGTATTCCCAGTATTTCCAACCGTTGGTGGCGCGGCCACTGACGTACTAACTACCAGCCTTAGCTTTGTTGTTGAGGATGGAACAGTCACAAGAGCCTAACTAGCAGAACAGGGCAACCATTATGCAATACACAGTTACAACAAAACAGGGCAATAACTACATAGTGAGTGTCGAATCAACTTGGCTTTGGATCGAGATCGAAAGAGAACTCGGTTTAACGGTAACTCAAGCAGCTGAAAAAATCAGTGAGGGTTCATTGGATGTGCTAACTTGCATGCTTTACAAAGCGGCTAAAGCACAAGGTAAAACAACTTTACCAAACCAGAGAGCATGGGTTGAAAACGAGTTCGAGGGATTTGAGGTAATAGACGAAAACCCAAAAGAGAACTCGCAGACGGACTTGTCAGAATAGCGGTACACACCGGGATTCCTTTGTCTGATCTGTACCAATGGACACTTGCAGATGTAAACACAGCGCTAACTATGATAAGAGAAAGGAATGGACATGGCTGATACTAGAACTAGCATCACTGTGAAACCTGATCTTGCAGATTATCGTGGACTGCTAAAGGCATTGAGTCTCATGGACAAAGAAGCCAATTACGAATTAAAAAACGAAGTTTATGAAATTAGCGCGTGGACTGCAAAAGGTATTCAACAGGCTGGAAATGCACATGAGTTTTATCCTAAACAAGCGGCAATTATTGCTGCAACTGTAAGACCTGCTAGAGATCGAGTACCCACTGTTTACATTGGTGGGTCTAAGGGCAGAGTATCTGGTGGCGCTAATGCTGGACAATTATTGTTTGGTAATGAGTTTGGTGGCGATAGAAACGCTTTTGGAAATAAAACAGCCTTTAAAAATGGTGGCTATCGCTTCCCACCAAGAACAGAGCGAGAGGGCCGAGGAAATGTTGGCTATTGGATTTTTCCAACTCTTAAATACATGCAAAAAGACATTTTTATTAAATGGAAAAATGCAACAACCAAAGTAATGGACAACTGGGCAAGGACTAGCTGATGGCTGATACACGTACACTGAAACTTTCATTACTGGCTGATGTTAATAAGTTTCTTGATGGCATGGACAAGGCCGACAATGGTACAAAAACCTTAAACAGCAAAGTTGCTGGATATTCCAAAAAGATGTCTAAGGCCTTTTTGGGTGTGGCAACAGCCGTTGGCGCTATGTCCATTGCCATTGGTATTGATGCAGTTAAAGCAGCTGCCGAGGATGAAGTAAGTCAAAAGAAATTTCAAGAAACCCTTAAAGATACTGCTGGCGTTGTAGATGACACCGTTCTCAAATCCATCAATGACTATATCGAGAGAATGCAATTTGCATCTGGCTTTTCTGATGGAGAACTAAGAGATTCACTTGGGCGTTTAACTCGAAGTACCGGCAATGTGACAGAGGCGCAAGACTTACAAAACCTTGCAATGGACATCAGCCGAGGCACTGGCAAAGACTTAACTACTGTCTCGGATAATTTGGCAAAGGCTTATGACGGTAACGAGGGCGCACTAAAGCGCATGGGTGTGCCATTAGATGATGCCATCCTAAAATCTGGTGACTTTAAAGACATTACAGACGAGTTGTCTAGACTCTTTGGTGGACAAGCTGCAACCTATGCTGACACTTATCAAGGCAAGTTAGACATTGTTAATCAACGATTAGGTGAACTTAAAGAATCTGCTGGCGCACCACTACTTGGTGTGCTTGGCACTTTACTTGAGACAGTAGACAAGGTTGCCAAAGGTTTCGCAGGTGAAGATCCACAGTCATTAAGTAATCGTGCAAGAGAACTTGCAGGAAACTTTGAGGGTGAAGGCGCATATAGTTTGGGCTATTCCTTACGAGCAGTAGCAGATTCTTTTGGTCGTTTGTTTGATGAAATTTCAAGCCCAGATGCTGCAACTGGTGTTTCTACTTTAGAAAAGTTAGCAGCTGCCATGGAAACTTTTGCTGGGGCGATTGACAGCGTTACTGGGGCATACCGCAATTATCAAAAGTTTTATGACAAAGTGCCAGATGCGCTTAAAGACTTTATGAATCCATTCAGTCGCTTAGGCGATTACATGCGCTTGGCAGGTGGTCGAGCAGCTGGTGGGTCAGTAATGGCTGGTAAACCTTTTAGGGTTGGTGAGTTTGGCCCAGAGACTTTTGTACCTAGTGGCTCGGGATCCATTCGCCCAGACAATGGCGGCGGCCAAGGCGTGACAATCATCATGAATGGTGTCATAGACGGTGAATCTGCTCGCCGTAGCATTGAGCGCCTACTACAAGACTCCTCACGCCGTACTGGTGCTATTAACCTTGTAGGGGCAACACTGTGACGGTTGCATACGATCCGTATCCAACAGTTACTTTTGCTGGCGGTACAACTTACGCGGATAACACGATCTCATCTATCTCGATCCGCATGGGTCGCAATGACGTGACCACCCAGCCACAGCCCGGCTTTGCCTCAATCAGCCTTTGGACAGATGCCAGTGAGCCATTAAACATTGCATTAAGCCAACAAGTATCAGTGTCAATTAACAAGGGGACATCAGGCACACAAGAAATCTTTGATGGCATTATTTCTGACATTGACATAAGCCTCCAAGCCTATGGATCAGATGGCTCAATTGCCGTTTACACCATTACAGCCGTTGGCCCATTGTCGCAGCTCAACCGTCACTTAGTCGGCGGTGCAGGTTATGCCAAAGAGTTTGACGGTACGAGAATTCTAAACATCCTTAGTGAGGCATTCCTACAATCATGGTCAGACCTAAGCCCAACAATTACTTGGAATGAACTGCCTACTGAAACAACATGGGCTAGTTATGATGCAACCAATGTTGCTTTAGTTAACAACTTAACTGCCAATGTTGATGTGCCGGGGGTTTATGAATTACAGGCCTACTCCGCGCAAGAGGATGATGCCTACACTCTTGCCGTCAATGCAGCCAACTCTGGTCGTGGCGTACTTTGGGAGGGTGGCGATGGAGATTTGCACTATGACGATTACGCCAGCCGAGCCACTGCCATTCCATTAACTCTCACAGCTGATGACATTCTCGCCAGAGGCTTACGCACTGCAGCTCAATGGGGCGAAATCGTAAACGATGTAAACGTGACATACCGGGCAGGTACAGAAGTAGCCCGAGATGAAAACTCGATTATTCAGTATGGCCAGTTGTCTGGAACTCGGACAACTCAACTTCATGACGCGTCAGCTGCTTTGGCACAGGCGCAAGACTTTCTAGAATCTCGGGCATACCCAAGAATGTACCCAGAAACAATTACGATTCCTTTACACTCGCCAACGGTCAGCGATGCCACTAGGGATGCCCTAGCAGCCGTGTACAACGGGCTAAGAATAAATACCAGCGCACTACCAGCAGTCTTTGGAACAACCTTTGACGGCTTTGTAGAGGGCTACACATGGAACTTGACCAGATACACAGCCGAACTTGCCCTGACCTGCTCGGCATACTCGGAAACTTATTCAAGTATTATCTGGGATCAAATACCACCAACCACAACTTGGGCAGGGTATACTCCAAGTACACAAGAATGGGATGATTTATAATGGCAACAACCACTAATTATGGGTGGACTACCCCGGACAATACGGCGTATGTCAAGGATGGCGCATCTGCTATTCGAACACTTGGCAGCTCGGTTGATACAACTTTAAACAGCGTTACAAGTGGCAAAAATGTTGGCTTAGTACACATTGCTACTACAAGTTTTACCAGTACATCAACTGTAAACGTAAACAACGTATTTACTTCTTCATTTAAGAATTACAGAGTTTTAATCCAACAGGAATATGGTGGCACTGACCCAGTAGATTTGCGCCTTAAGTTAAGAGTTGGCGGCGCGGATAATTCATCAAGTGTTTACAGCACATCATCTTTCTTAGTTGATCCCGGCGGCACAGCAAACACAGGTGAGGCAACTAGCGCAAATGGTTGGAAATTTGAAAGCACAAACAAATTTTTTGCAGCTTCTATAGACGTTTTTAGACCACAAGAAACAATCGTGACAACGGCACATGGTACTAACGCACATCTCTACCAATCTAGCCCACGTGTCGTTATGACTGGTTTTGTTCATAATGCTGCAACTTCTTTTGACGGATTTAGTTTGCTTTGGGGTTCGGCTATTACTGGCTCGGTACAAATCTTTGGATATAGGAATTCATAATGACAAATGAAATTTTAATTGCACAAGAATACGACGGTTTAACTGGCGAGACTTCTACTCGCCCATTGAACTCGGATGAACTTGCGGAATTGGCAGAACTAGCTGCCGGAACTGCAACCAGAGAAACCGAACGTGAAGCCTTAGCGAAAGCCCGAACATCAGCATTAGCCAAACTTAAAAAACTTGGACTAACTGACAAGGAAATTGCAGCTCTCTAATGTCATTCCTAACATGGTTTGCACATAGTCCAATTGCCTCATTTGTAAAGGTATTTGGCGCTGGTGTGCTTGGTTGGTTGCTTGTAAATGCAGACACTTTAGGCATTCACCCGGCACTGACCATTGGCCTTGTATCAGCATTACCGATCATCATTAACTGGCTCAATCCAGAGTATGACAACTATGGCAGGGCCAACCTAGATGAAGCCGATTAGATTAGGCATTGTCACATTTCCTTACGGGGCTAAATACCGTAATGGCACACTTCACAAGGGCATTGATTACCGCGCTGATGTAGGCACATCTGTCTACGCAGCTGTAGGTGGCACAGTTGTACATGCTGGCAAACATATTTACAAGAAAGGCTGGGGCTTTGCCTTTGGCCTACATGTCATAGTTGATAACAACCGCTTTCCAGACGGCACAGCAGGCCTGTGGGCTGGCTACTGCCATCTATCCAAGGTCGGCGTACAAGTCGGACAGCGCATTGCCAAGGGCGATTACATTGGGCTTAGTGGGAACACAGGTCGAAGCACTGGCCCACACCTACACTTCCAGATCCTTTCACAGCGCACTTGGAATCCAACCAAGCATAAGAATCCCCAGAAGTGGATAGACGCATGAGCCAATACATTAGCCGCAAATCAGATGAATCATCCAAAATACCTACACAGACATTAAAGCCTGATGTATGGAACACACTAGAGGTTGATGGCCTTTACTCCGTTATACCTAATGCTGACTCTGTTGCCGGGGCATTATTTGCTGCCTACCTAAACATCAAGACACCTAAAATCGGTGGGGCTACCGAGCTTGTGATCCGTTGGACTAGAGATCCACAAGGGATTAGAGACTCAACGGGTTACCAGACAATAAGACTTATTAAAGGCGCAACTACCTTTGTAAAGGATGTTTGGCTATTCCAATCAACTAAAGGCCAGCCAGTTTCATTCATGCTTAAGGCCAATGGCAAGGCCGTAATAACTACAAGGGAAATTAAGTTGGCCATCTCATGACACAGTTAATCAATGCCGGGCAACTGGCAGCAGCTCTTATTGCGATCCTGACCCTTGTAGGAATGCTAGTTAAATGGGGCATAGTTAAACCCATAAAAGCCTACATAGACACTATGACTTATGCCATCCAGCCTTATGCCAATGGCGGAAAATCCTTACCAGATTTGATAAATAAGGTTGATGCACTACATCTTGTGGTCCAAAACCACATAGACACAAGCCACAACACGCCAGTATTCTCAAAGTGCTTGTGCGAGTCCTGTATCACGTGCTAAAACTATTTATGTAAGCGCCAAGGCTTACAACTAAGAATAGGAAATCAGGGCATGTTAAACACATACAAAATCTATGACACTATTTTTGTGGCATCAGATACTCACGACATTGTAATAATCGAGCAAAATATCAATAACAATTGGGACGTATTTGTTCCCGTTACAGATAACTACATTGCAAATGACCTAGACACATTTGATGCAGCTGAAGGTACAGCCTTTCAGTGGTTGAGTCAGGTGTCAGCATGACGATCATCATTTTTATGTACTGCGCCGTGTTGTTTGGCTTAGGTGTATTTACAGGTATCTACATTGAGGCACAACATAGGTTGAAATTAAGGGCTAAATTTCGTGCTATGCATGGCCCAACCATTGAGGAACAAATGTGGAAAGACGGTTGGAGACTGTAATGGCATTTGACATTAGCAATTACGTAACCGTGGCAGAGCGCGTGGCCATGTTTTATGAAAAGTATCCAGAGGGTTCAATCCAGTTTGAGTTTATGGGTGTAATGGATGGCGATCCACTAAAGATGTGGGGAGTTGCCAGAGCCTACAGAACATCAGATGATCCACTTCCGGGCATTGGCACTGCATCAGAACTTATTGTTGGCAAGAGTCCGTACACAAATGGATCAGAGCTGCAGAACTTAGAGACAGCCTGTTGGGGTCGAGCATGTGCCAGCCTAAACATCGGAACATCTAAGGGCCTAAGCACCAAAGAGGAAATTATGGGCAGCCGAGAGCGACAAGCGCCCGGACCAGCTAAGCCAAGAGAGGTGCAGGTGGTGCAAGAGCCACCCAGTGACCCCATGGAAGCCGACCCATGGCTATCTGTACCAGCCATGGATGAGAGCGTAGATCAAGATGAGTCATTAGTGCCTGTGTGTTTACATGGCCAAATGAATCGCCGTAGTGGCATCAGTAAGAAAACAGGCAAGCCATACGCTGGCTACTTCTGTGACAATGAGCCACAGTGTGATCCAAAATTTGATCGCTCATGAAACCAAGACAAATGAAATGTTATTGTCCACCTTTGGTGCATTTTAGAACTTGCCTTGTCCAATACAGCTGGGGCTGGATAGACGGAAACCACAATGTTAGAGACATAATTGATGATGAACTTGATTATGTGAATGAAATGAATAAACCAAACAATATTGAATACGTGTTAGATAAGGTTACCGAATACACTAAATCTGTTTATGCAGCTCATGGTTTGGAGTACCCAGAGTATGACCCGAATTACGTCTATGAATGACAACCACAGCCAGCATTGCCATTGTGTCTGCACTGACTTACACAACCTACAAGCTGCGATAGAGGAAGCCCGGGCTATTCATTACAGGCATGAACACAAACAGACTTTGTGCTTAGTTTGTAACACGCTTGATGAGAACTGTGACAATTGCCGTTACCTTAAAGACTGCATTGTGTGTGCAGAGGAATGGCCATGCGACACATTTATTGCATTGGACTATGAAGCACCATGAGCCGCTGGGAACTAGAATTCCATACAACCTTGATGACCTTAATTAGGCTTACAAGGAATCTAAGAGCTGCAGATTGCCAGCATTGTAATGAAAAACTTACTGAAGTTTATAAGTGCATGTCAGAGGAAACAGATGAAATCAGACGTAGGAGTAATGATGGATAACAAGGATGCAATGTTTGTATCAATTCTAAAGAAATTGTATGGGGCTTATGAGGCGCTGCCTTATTTCAGTGAGTCCTGTGAGATCTGCAATGAGACACTACATCCAGAGGACATTGGTGTAGATCCATACACTGACACACGCACATGGATGACTAAATGCTGTGGTGAAATAAATACCTATCAGCAGAAATTAGAGCCAAAGATTTAATAAAGAAACTAGCCAGTAGATGGAGTGGTTCTTGATCCCTCGTCCGGTCTACTGGCTAGTACACACATTATAAGCACATAACTGACACAAATGTCTAGGCAAGACTAAAACTGCTGGCTGCCTTATCAGCTGCTAAACCGCCGTTAGATGGCGTGTCTTGGTATGCCTGATTGAGCATACAAAATGCAGAAATGCGAGCCTGACTACCAGTATTAAAACCGAACTGCCTTAATACATAACAAAACGGTAACAGGCACATGGCGCAGTTGGCTTATTCGTAGTGGATAAGTCCCTTTACAAGCGAAACTTATACGGTGACGGGTGTGGATGGCTCGCTAAGAGCCATTCCTGCTCACTTACCAGTTCTGGGTGTGAATCACTCTTAAACTTAATTACATGACATCTAGACAAGATAAATGGGTACAAGTCAGACAAGCTGAATTACTCAAGTATGTGAATGGAGTAGAGATGTTAAGTAAAGACCACACACAATTACAACAGGATTTCAATGATGCCAAACAGATAGCCGGGATGATTGATAGGACATGGAAAGAAAGGCTGGATCAACTTATGGACGTAATTATAGACATGCACCCATCAGTAAATGTGCATTACCGTAACGGCATGATGGCCGCTTACAACATCATGCAAGGGCTAGAGGACTGACATGCTTGACGTTAATTCCCCAAAGGGTCAAGAATCACTGGAACATGAGCTGCGAGCCGTCCAGTTATGGAATCACCATTACACCGAATACACCTACGTACACACACCAAAGAATGGGCCAGCCTTAGTTGATGCAGTCATTTGTGACAATGATTGCAACGTGGTTGGAGTAGTAGAGCAGAAGTCCCGAAACATGAGCCTTGAGCAGCTGCAGAACTGGGACAATGAATGGCTTATAACTTACGAAAAGATAGAAGCCGGGCGATACGTAGCCAACTCATTAGGTGTGCCATTTATAGGCTTTCTATACTTAATCCCAGATGATTTGTTAATTACTAAACAACTATCAAACGCTAATGGCGAATGGACTTGTGACTTTAGGACAGCACTAACTGAAACACAAGAAACAATCAATGGTGGCAAAATAGTCAGAGAGAATGCCTACATTGATCTCACAGGGGCTAAACACATAAGGCAAAACTAATGACAATACTTGCAGGGCTAACACATGGCGGGAAAGTTTACTTAGGGGCTGACCGGGCTATGTCAGATAGTAATTTCATTAGTCCATTAGCCAAGCCTAAGATTCGCAAGGTAGGGCCTTACATCATTGGGTACAGTGGCTCATTGGGTACAGGGCAACTTACAACCTTTGCTACATACCCAGATCTAAACACACATAACTTAGAGCAATGGATGCGTATGTCATTCTGTGGCGCATTACAAAGAGCAGCTGATGAATACAAGATAGACATAAACAATGATGACAATGGGGCTGACTTACTTGTAGGCATACAGGGCAGACTGTTTGAGATAAGCACTGTTGATTGGTCAGTGGGTGAGTACAACATGATTGCTACTGGTTCAGGATTTCCATTCGCTATGGGTTCATTACATACAACACGCTTTACAGATGATCCACAATGGCGCATCAGAGAAGCTGTAGGTGCGGCTATCAAGTACAGCCCATCATGCGTAGGGCCTATAGATGTATTGGTCGCATGAGTAAAGCACATGCCAGAGGCACAGACACACAGTGGCGTAACCTACGCAAGGCCTGCTTTCAGGTATGGGGTAAGACGTGCATGTATTGCGGAGACCGGGCAACAGAGGTAGATCACATCATTGAAGTAGCCCGAGGTGGCACTAACACCATTGATAACCTGCAACCTTTATGCAAGCCTTGTCACATGGCCAAGACCGTTGCGTTTAACACAGTGCGCCAGAGCCCCTCAAACAGCCCTAGGGGCGTTTTTTCTATGGCAGTGCCACCCACAGACTCCCTTGCAGGAATCTCTCCCCTAATGACCAGATTTGACCCACCAACAACCGAAAGGCCTAAGTCATGACCCAAAAGAAAACTGTTGAGCCAGATACTAAACAGATTGATATCTACCTATGTTTAGAATCGGCTTTAGCAGCCTCAAATTGGATTGCCAAAACTGATGCAGCTGCTGTACATCTCGCCCGGCGTATGGCCAAGGCACTAGATACGGCTTTTGACATGGGCGCTGATCTTAAAGACATAACAGCCCTATCTGGTAAGTTTCTAACTGTGTTGCAACAACTCCACTTGACGGTGGAGACTCGTACTGCCAGTAAACAAGAGGAAAATGATGGAACAGCCTATGTCGGAGATTTCCTACGGCTTGTCAAAACCAAGAATCCAAAGCCCCCAGCTAAAACTGCCCAGCGCAGGACCGCTAGTAAGCCAACTGGCTGATGAGTTAGGTGTTCCATTACTGCCTTGGCAGGAACATGTTTTAGATGATGCGCTTAAGGTAAATCCAGATGGCACATGGGCAAGGTCTCAAGTAGGTGTGCTTGTGGCTCGCCAAAATGGCAAGACTCACATGATGCGTATGCGTATGCTGGCTGGCCTATTTATCTTTGGTGAGAAAAGCATTATTGCTATGTCACAGACACGCCAACTTTCATTAGATACTTTTAAGCAAACAGTAGACATGGCAGAAAGCCTTGACTGGATGCGTAAGCGTATTAAGCGAGTCTCCCGGACTAACGGCCAAGAGGAGATTGAGGTCTATTGCCACCATTACCCTAAATCTTGTACAACTAAATGTGAGCGATTACGAAAGTACGCGATTAGAGCTGCAACCAGTGAGGGCCCACGTGGCTCAACTGCTGACCTGCTTTATGTAGATGAACTTAGAGAGATTGATGAATCAACTTGGGCAGCTGTAACACCGATTACCCGAGCCAGACCAAATGCTCAAGTCTTTTGGACATCTAATGCTGGCGATCTAAACAGCAATGTCTTAAATGAGCAAAGGCGTAGAGCCTTAACATTTGAGTCCAGCCGAATGGGTTACTACGAGTACAGCGCACCTGCCGGGTCAGATGTAAATGATGAAAAGGCTTGGGCAATGGCTAACCCTGCAATGGGTTACACAATTACAAAAGAAAACATTAAGGATGCCTCAATCTTTGATACAAAGGATGCTTTCAAGACAGAGACACTTTGTATGTGGGTAGATGCCATTGATTCACCATGGCCAATGGACATGTGGAATGCAGGCGAACAGGAAATAGGACTAGAGGATGACTTACCTACATGGATGGCTATAGACCTTAATTTTAATAGAGAGATTGCCTGCCTAGTTACTATTCAAGAGCGCCCAGAGGGTATGGCCGTATTCCTACATGAATGGAAGCGTGAGGGCGGAATAAATGATCTTGAACTTACAGGTGAACTGGCAACACTGGCTCGTAGATACAGACCTAGAAAGTTTGCTTATGATCCAAACACTGCTGGCTACATTGCACCACGTTTAGCACAAGCAGGAATAGCAACCGAGCCAACACCATGGGCATCAGCAGGTTTTGCCATTAGTTGCGATCAAACACTTAATGCAATGCAGTCGGGTAAATTCATTCATCCCGGACAACCGACATTACATAGTCATTTAGTGTCATGTGCTAGACGGCCAGCATCAGATGGTGGATGGCGTATTGCGCGTAGAGCTGCTCAAGTACCAATTACAGCTGCAGTGGCATTAGTAATGGCGGCTGGTCATGCTTGTGCGCCACAACAGAGTGTGAGTATCATTAGTGCTTAAGGTCTACTTGGCAGTACCCCATGTGTGGGCTAGTCACTCCTATCACTAGCCCACACATTCCGACACGCTTATCAGATGCTTGAATGTCACACATTTATGAGATAATGCAGTATGGGATTTATTGATTTCTTACTGGGTACAACACCAGAAAAATCAGACGTACAAGCCA